TATCCAGCATCCACAACGTGGGCGTATTATTTTTAATTTATATCCATTCCAAGGTAAAGTATTAAATTTATGGAGAGATAATCCATATTCTATAGTATTAAAATCACGTCAATTAGGTATTTCTACATTAGCTGCTGGGTATTCTTTATGGTTAATGTTATTCCATAAAGATAAAAACGTACTGTGTTTAGCTACTACACAAGAAACAGCTAAAAACATGGTTACTAAGGTAAGATTTATGTATGATAACTTACCAAACTGGTTAAAAATAAAAGATGTAGAAAATAATAGATTAAGTTTAAAATTATCTAACGGTTCAACTATAAAAGCTAAATCATCTAATAGTGATGCAGCACGTTCAGAAGCAGTATCATTACTTATTATTGATGAAGCAGCGTTTATTGATAACGTAGCTGAAACATGGGCTTCTGCTCAACAAACCTTAGCTACTGGTGGTGGAGCCATTGTATTATCTACACCTTATGGTACTGGTAACTGGTTTCATAAAATGTGGGTATCAGCAGAATCATCAACTGATGATGGTACAGGTAAAAAATTCTTACCTATCAAATTACCATGGTATGTTCATCCTGAAAGAGATGAATTATGGAGAAAACAACAAGATGAATTGTTAGGTGACCCTAGATTAGCAGCGCAAGAATGTGATTGCGATTTCAGTACATCAGGTGATGTGGTATTTTATAATGAGTTTTTAGATTTTTATGAAAAAACATATATAAAAGAACCAATTGAACGAAGAGGAGTAGATAAAAATCTTTGGATATGGGAACAAGTTGACTATCATCGCCAATATATGGTTGTAGCAGACGTTGCTCGAGGTGATGGAAAAGATTATTCAGCGTTTCATGTTATAGATATTGAATCTAATACTCAAGTAGCAGAATATAGAGGTCAATTATCAACTACAGAATTTGGACATTTATTAGTTGGTATAGCTTCTGAATATAATGAAGCATTATTAGTAGTTGAAAACGCTACTATGGGTTGGGCTACTATACAAACAATAATAGAAAGAGGATATAGAAATTTATATCATTCACCTAAAAGTGATAAAGCAGAAGCTTCTACGTATTTTGATAAATACGGAAGTAATGATAGTTTAACACCTGGGTTCACTAACTCATTAAAAACTAGACCAATGGTTGTAAACAAGTTTAGAGAGTATATAAGTGAAAAAAGTGTTGTGATACAATCTAAACGTTTAATTGAAGAAATGAAAGTATTTATTTGGAAAAACGGTAGAGCTGAAGCACAAGCAGGTTATAATGATGATTTAGTTATGAGTTTTGGTATAGGATTATATGTTAGAGACACAGCTCTAAGATTTAGTGATACTGGTACTGAATTATCTAAATCTGTATTAAACAGTTTCACAAAAACCTCATTCAACGCTGGAGCATATTCAGCAAACAATAATTTTTATTCACCAACAAAAAACTGGGACATGGATGTAAACGGCCAAAAAGAAGACATAAGCTGGTTACTAAGATAACATATTTATAATTATGGCAGACACTAATATATTCACACGATTAAAACGATTATTCTCAACAGATGTTGTCATCAGAAATGTTGGAGGCAATGAACTTAAAGTAATAGACGTTAATGCAATTCAACGCTCAGGCGAGATTGAAACTAACTCACTATTAGATAGATTTAATAGAATCTATACTACTAGTCCTACTTCATTATATGGTTATCAACAAAACTTTAACTATCAAACATTACGTACTCAATTATATTCAGAATATGATGTAATGGATGGTGATGCTATTGTAGCTTCTGCTTTAGATATTATAGCAGATGAATGTACACTTAAAAATGAACAAGATGAAGTGTTACATATTAAATCAAATGATGAAGATATTCAAAAAATATTATATAATTTATTTTATGATGTTTTAAATATTGAATTTAATTTATGGTCATGGGCTCGCCAAATGTGTAAATATGGTGACTTTTTCTTAAAATTAGAAATAGCAGATAAATACGGAGTATATAATGTTATACCTTATACTGCTTATCATATTGAAAGACAAGAAATGTTTGATCGTGAAAATCCATCAGCAGTAAGATTTAGATACGATCCTGAAGGATTATCAGCTGGTGAATATGGATATTATAATTTACCAGGTTCAAATACAAACAACAGTATATATTTTGATAATTATGAAATGGCTCATTTCCGTTTATTATCAGATACTAACTTTTTACCATATGGTAGAAGTTATATTGAGCCAGCTCGTAGATTATTTAAACAATATACATTAATGGAAGATGCGATGTTAGTTCATCGTATTGTTCGCGCACCAGAAAAACGTGTTTTCTATATTAATGTAGCAGGTATTAACCCAGCTGAAGTAGAAGGCTTCATGCAAAAAACAGTTAATACTATGAAACGTACTCCATATATTGATCCTAAAACGGGTGATTATAATTTGAAGTATAACATGCAAAACATGATGGAAGATTTTTATATTCCAATTCGTGGTAATGACCAATCAACTAAAATTGATACTACTAAAGGATTAGAATATGATGGTATTAAAGACGTTGAATATTTAAGAGATAAATTATTTGCAGCGTTAAAAGTACCTAAAGCTTTCATGGGTTATGAAAAAGACTTAACTGGTAAAGCTACATTAGCCGCTGAAGATATTAGATTTGCTCGTACTATAGAACGTATTCAACGTATATTAGTATCTGAATTATATAAAATAGCATTAATTCATTTATATACTCAAGGTTATACTGAAGAATCATTAGTTAATTTTGAATTATCATTAACTACACCATCAATTATATATGATCAAGAACGTGTAGCGTTAATGAAAGAAAAAGTAGAATTAGCAAACACTATTTTAGAGAAAAAGTTATTACCATCAGATTGGGTTTATGATAATATTTTCCACTTTAGTGATGATCAATATAATGAATATAGAGATTTAATTCGTGAAGATGCTAAACGTGATTTCCGTTTAACACAAATTCAAGAAGAAGGTAATGATCCATTAGAAACAGGTAAGTCTTATGGTACACCACATGATTTAGCTTATTTATATGGTAATACTAAAAATCATGGAACTGTACCTGATGGATATGATGAAAAAAGTGTATTAGGTCGTCCAAAAGAAAAAGCAAGTGATATAAATACTCAAGACAATGCGTTTGGTCGTGATAGATTAGGTAAAAAAGATAATAAAACTGATGATCAAGAATCATTTGGTACACCTAATTATAAAGGAGGTTCACCATTAGCATTAGAAAATAACCGCTATGAGTTTCTAAAAAATAAAACAATACTAGAATCTATGAAAAAGAAACTAGTATTTGACAAAGAAAAAACAGCGGGAACATATTTAGATGAAAATCTTATCAAGGATTAATATTTTTAACATATTTATAATAAAATTTACTCATAATGTTAGTAAAACATAATAAATTTAAAAACTCCGGCTTAATATTTGAACTGTTAGTTAGACAAATCACAGCAGATACATTATCAGGCAAAGAGTCACCATCAATTGATATTTTAAAAAAATATTTTGTTAAAACAGAATTAAGTAAAGAATATAAATTGTATGATACTGTACTAAAACAATCTCAAATTACAGAAGCTAAAGCTAATATTGTTATTGAAGAAGTATTAAAAGCATCTCGTAAATTAAATAGAACTACTTTACGTAAAGAAAAATACAATTTAATTAGTGAAATTAAATCTCACTATAATTTAGATGAGTTTTTTAAAACTAAACTTCCAAATTATAAATCTCAAGCTGCATTATATACATTAATTGAAATATATAATAATCAAGAGTTAACAGACCCTAATCAAATTATTTCTAATAAAATGACTTTGTTAGAAAATTTAACTGCTCAACCAGTTAAAGAAAAAGAAGTTAGAGATAATATTATTGAAGAGTTTAAAAAATATGATAAAGATTTACGTTTATTAACATATCAAGTTTTACTAGAAAAATTTAATGGTAAATATAATTCTTTAAATGATAATCAAAAGGTAATATTAAGAGAGTTCATTAACTTAGTAGATAATACTCCACGTTTAAGAGAATTTTATAATACTAAAATTAATGAGATTAAAACTCAATTAACTAAATTAAATAAATCAGTTACTGATAAAGTAACTCAAATTAAATTAAATGAAGTTATATCATTAATTACAGAAATTGATAAAACCTCAAAAATATCAAATGATGATTTAGTAAATTTATTACAATACTATTCATTAGTTGATGAATTAAAATTAGTAAAATGACCCCAGATAAATTAAAAGAATTAGTTAAGAAAACCCTACAAGAAATGTCTATGACTGGTGGTGGTACTGCTGGAGGAGCATTTAGTGCTGGTGTTGGTATGAATTATGCTACACCTAAAGCATTTAAAAAAGTAAAAAATATAGACGAAACAGCATATGGTACTGGTAATTTAGGTCCTGGTCCAAAAGCTGGAAAAGATGGGGTTAAAGATAATTATTATGTGAAAGCATTTGGATTTAAACCTGTTAATCGTAAACAACAAGCAAAATCATCTAAAGCTATAGATTATAAAGATCTATGGGGTAAAACATATAAATAATATTTATTATAAACAATATTAACATGAGAAATACACTTCAAGAACAATACAATTTAATTAAAGAAGGTAAAGGAGCTAAAGATGTGTTTTTAAAACACGCTAAATCTTTATTTCCAAATTTAATACCTAACCATTATGAATTTAGTTCAGCATCAAAAATACTTCTTCAACGTGGTATTATATCTGAAAACATGATTCTAAATGAAAATTTATGGGGCGTAACTACAGGTAATAACAAACAACCTGATTGGTTTAAATTATTTGAAGAATATACCGCTTCATCTGAAGAAAAAGAAACTAAAGCTGATGCTTCTAAACCATCTAAAGAAGTAGATGAGTATAAAGAAAAATCAAATAGCAAACAATACGAAGCAAAAACTGGTGATGATGTTATTTTTGATCAATACTTAAATGGTATCCAGATTGAAGCAT